ATTATCTTTGTTTAGTAAAGCCATATTATAATGTCCTCTCTTTCTTATCTAAATTTATTCATATAAAAAGAACCCTTACTCTGTGCTTTGTCGGATTCTTTTCGCATGGCAATGTACTTGCCAATTATTGAGTTTTTGATTTCTTCAGGGTCTTCTTCCGGTTCCTTTGGTTCTGTCGGTTCTTCCGGTTCTTCCTCGATTTCTTCATCAGCCAAGCCAAGGGCTATTGACTCTTCTGCAGTCAAATAGCTTTCAGCGTTAAGTAGTGCTTTTAGTTCTTCGACTGTTCCTGAAAATCTTGTCATGTAAATATTAGATATGCTATCTGATATCTTATCTAGGTCATCTGCAATCTTCCTTAACTCGTCTGCATTCCCTGCTGCAAAAGTCCATGCATTATGAATCATTAGCATTGTCCCAATGCCCATTAATATCTTATCACCTGCCATGGCAATCACTGAACCTGCACTCGCAGCCATTCCATCTACTTTGACTGTGACCTTGCCTTTGTAGTCTTTTAGAATGTTGTAAATGCTTATTCCTGCAAACACATCTCCGCCATTGGTGTTTATCCTAACAAGGATATCTTCACCATCAGCTTCCTTTAATGCTGCCATTACATTTTGAGGGCAAATATACTCATCTGAGTCAAGAAACCATGCCTTGCCATTTACCACCGGCCCATACAATACTAGCTCCTTTAGTCCGTTATTGTCGACCAACTCACATCTTGCTTTAATTACCTTATTCTCCATCTATCTCACCCCCTTTCTGATTAACTGGTTGATAGTTCTTTGTCTCCATATATTCATTGGCCCAATCTTCTCCTATCTCTTCATATTTCAATAGCCTTCTTACTTCATTAGTGTTTAAGGTCCTTATTCTATATAGGGCCTCTACACTTGCAGCTATCTTGGTTAGGTCATAAGATTTAATTGAAGATGTCTTGATTATCATCTTAGTCCCTTCTAAGTATGATTTCTTCCCATATAGTTTTCTGTTGATTTCATCTTCCAACTGCCCTGCAATAGGATTTATGCAGAATGAAATAAAGTTATCTGTCATAGCTTCCACATCTGCAGTGTCACCCTTTAAAAGTCCTCTAGGGATATTGAATATATCAGCCACCATATTTACAATATCGTCAAATGCACCTCGGATATCATCTGTTTCCCTATATTTAGACCCAGACCCATTAAACTCTGATGTCTTATCTTCAATTTCTAGGCCCTTTTCAATTGGTGTCGCTGAGTCTGATTCGGAAAAATATCCTACTAACCTATTTTTGAATAAATCATCTAGCCTTAAATCATATTCAGTCTGACCTGTTTCAGGATCCACAGTATTCTTAAATGTTTCAAACATGGTATCAATCTTAACCAATACCTTCCTTGAGTTCTTCCTATTGTAATTCTTAACTGCACTTGTTAGGACTTTTCCAAACATTGTATAAACACTTGCGACAAGTTGCTTTACATTTTTGTTTGACAACTTTAAGTGCAAGACATCACTTTCCTTGAATTCCCTATTGAATATAAAGTCCCCAATTCTCACATCCTTATAGACATTGTCCTTAACCGCTCTTTCCATAATGGTGTAACTATCTGCTATTAGCCAGTAGCCTTCATAGGACTGAACTATTAATGCCCCATTAGGATTAACCACCATTTCAAGCACTAGCTTATTCCAAAAATCAGTTATATTTTGATTTATGTTAGGCTCAACGTTGAATTGATACCATACTTCGCCTTTTTTGATTTTTCCCTTTTCGTATGTTTCGATTGTGCATTGGCTTAGTGCATTGGCTATCTTGTTAATGCACATACTTATTGCATATTCAAGATACACTTGTTCTGATGCCAATGGAATGGTTATCCCATCAAGCATAAAATCCCCCACTGGTAGCATGTCAAGTCTCTGCTTGTTACTCCCAGTTAGTACTTCCATCATTTTGTTAAATACTCCCATCTCTCCACCCCCTTTCTTGTTAATATGTGTATGTTTTAAATCCCTTGTTTATATTAGACATCGTGGCTATCCTTATAGAGTCACGTTTTAGCATAGCGTGAATAAATGCCATAAATCCATCTGTCTTTCGTCTTTCAGGATCCTGCTTTTGATAAGTCTTATTTCCCTTACCATCAGTGACTAACTTAACGTTGTTCGTATACCATCTCATCATCATATCATCACCAAATACAAGGTTGTTATCAGCAAATAGCTTTTCAATTATTGGTGCAATTTTCCCATGAGAAATAGGACCACTTCTAACTGTGGTAAGTGGCAGACCTACCTCATTGAAATCGTCCTTAATTAGTTCATATCTATAATCATCTGTTGCTATCGCTTCAATGATACACCTATTCTCTTTTACTTCATTCAAGAACCAACTTGTCAAATATCTAGGGTCCATTGTTTTTCCTGGAACAATAGTAACCAGTCCCTCACTAATGGCCCTATCTAAATCCACCTTGAATTTTACTAGCTTTAGACTCTCTTCGACAATGAATGTATGGTGCTTAAAATAGTACTTAGTATTGTCATTGACTATCTTCTTGAATAATAGCCCAACACCTATGAAGTCCCTCGAACTTGCATAGTCGACACCACCAACACATGAACACCCCATGAAGTCCTTCCAGTTTACCTCTTGATTAGTTGCTAGAATATCTTCCCATGAAGCAACTGCGGTGTCTGTATCTTCCATAGTGAAATTTAAACGCTTGGTTATAAACTCAACCTTCATATGTGGTCTTTTCTTAGCATTCCTGAATGCATCCTTATATTCTTGCTCTAGAATAGGCAAGTAGGGAATCATTGGATTTGCCTTAACCCAAAGGCTAGGGTCGTCCCATTCTTCGTATCTGTCAATGACTGCAATAAAAGGGAATAGTTTGGATTCTAAATCTTGTTCAAGTAGGCATTCCTTACCTTCTGTTACCAGGTCATCTAATACCCCACCTCTAACATATCCATTAGTAGTTATATATATAGTTAGTGGTTCAGGAACTTTACCCAGTGCGGATCTAAACACCTTGATGTTGTCATAGTCTTCATAAGCATGTATTTCATCAAATACCACTGCTCCAGGCCTAAGTCCGTCTTTAGTCTTGGCATTAGAGGTATAATATTTTACCTTTGAATTGGTCCTAACGAATTCAATTTCCACCAGGGTCCTTTTATATGCTCTTTGTAAATCTGTGTTATCCCCTATGGCATTATACACATCTGTAAATGATGTTTTAGCCTGGTCTTCTGACGTGGCAACTATATCAACATTGTAGCCTTTTATCCCATTTACATTGCTAGTTGCCCCTAAGATGTAATCACTTACATAGGCATTTTTACCAAATCCTCTACCGCTTTCAATAAGGATTTCGTTCCATGCTTTTATGCCTGGTGCCAGGTAAGTGTAGGGAATACAGTGTAAGAACTTCTGCACTGGCGCCAACTTATAAGGTCTATATTTTTCAATAGTTTTTATTAATTTGTCGACCTTCTTGACATCAACATATATATGCTGCTTCTCTATTTTCTTGAGAATTAAGGCCCTTAAATGCAAATTCCATATGCTAGTTGGTTGTTTGTCGCACAGTTCAAACCACTTATCAAAATACTTACATCCAGTGTTATATTTCACTAGATATCACCGCCAAGCTCATGCTTAACCGTTGAGGTAGACAGGCCTAGCTTTTCAAGGCATATTAACATCTGCTTATTAAGATTAGTTAACATAGCTACTGAATCATTTTTCTTTAGTCCTTTTTCTGTCATAATCTGAACTCCACGATCTCGAATATCTTCTTCAAGCATCATGGTAACTTCCCACATTGCCATATATCGTTCGGCAATATCAATGTATGGCTCTTTGTGAGTCCCATTTTCCTTCATTTGGTCAATTATTGCCTTATGAATTTTATTAGACTTGATTTTCTGACTCTTGTTTAGTTTGAAAACTTCTTCCATGCTATAACCCCCTTTCCTCGTGCGTGCGTGCATGATAAATTTTAGTAAGTATATTCTCCGAGCCCCACTCCGCGTTGCTACCCCTCTCCCAAAGAAATGAAATGATTCGACCCGGGGGACCCATCAAGCTTTAGCATTTGATTACCAACGTTCTTCCGTTGTAAAACTTTTCTTCTTGTTACCCTCAAACCTCTCATGTCTTTTATTGTGACAAGCCTGGCATAGGCAAGCCACATTGTTTAAACATAAGAACTTACTAGGGTCAGTCTTTAATTCTATCTCGTGATGTACTTCTTCTATCGGTGACAGTTTACCTATCTTAGCACAGTCTACACAGTATTTATCCCTTGCCTTTGCAGCTGCCCTTATACCATTAGCCCCTCGCCATTCCTTTAATTGATAGCATCTATAGTACTTGCCTTCTGCTATCCACTGTTCAATCTTACTTAGTAGGCTTGGTGTCATTAAGTTCATTGCTTGCGTCCTCGCTTATAATCATAAATGATTTATTCATAGCATGCACAAAGTCTATCAGGTCGAGACCCTTTAAGTTGAATATGTCTATGCCCATCTGTTCCTTCATGATTTTAATATTGTCCTTGCTTAGAAGCGTGTGGTACATTACAGCAAAGCATACCTCATGCACTTCTTTGGTTGTCAACTTTTGGTTGACTACCATGGCAATAACATCATCTGTCAGTTTATGCTTTGCACTTAATTCATTACGCACAATTAATCCCTCCTTTCACTTGATTAATCTAAAAACGATATGACAAAAAAGATAGCCTAGGTAGTTGGCTATCTTTCTTGGAATTATTAAAAATTTATATGTTAAAAGGAGGTATATGAAACTTCCATAAACTAATTGTGGGAAATAGATTGATTGAATATTGTGTAATGTGTTAGAGATTTTTATTAGCCTTTTCTATTTCCACACTAACATATTAACATATATCAATGGCTCATTGTGGCCCATCATTCATATATCGTTTAAATTCTTCTAAGGCCCACCCATGTTTACGCTTGATGTGACTGTAGCTATAATTCATTTCATTGGCTATCTGCATAAGTGAATACCCTTTGAAATATCTCAGCATTAATATCCTGACATAGTCCGGATTATTCATCTTATCTATCTTGGATATGGAATCTTGTTTTAAGTCAATTAATTCGTTTATCATATTAGCCATATCCTTTTCAAAATCATATATCCTAGTAATTATATTGGCAAGACTATCACTGCATGGTGAAGTCTGAACTCTTTCTGACATTGCAGTCGTGCAAGACTGTGCCCTTGTTCGCTCTTCAATTATCTGATCTCGCTTTAAATCTATCTTTGCTTCCAGTACCTGAATTTGCTCTAAATACCTCTTAGGTGTCACAATGAATCCCCCTTTCACCCATTCAGTTTTTAATTAATTATTTGTCCTCAAATCACCCATTGAAATATGACATATCTATTATTCTGTAATATTTCATATGCTACATTTATAAATGGGGAAATATATTGATATCATAGATATTTGACATACATCATAAATGTTAAATTAATCATCAGATATTACACCCCCTCAATATGTAATAATTTAATCAAATTAAAAATAACTCATAGACTCATAAGCATCAGATATTGTATCTTGGTTAATCCCTATGTATCTAAGAGTAATTGATGGCTCACTATGATTAAATATATTCTGAAGTACTGCAATATTCTTTGTCTTGTTATAGTAATTGTAACCGAATGTTTTTCTAAGAGAATGTGTACCAACATTTTCTATACCAAAGCCATTGCATGTATCTCTGATAATCTTATAAGCATGTTGTCTTGATATTGGATCAATTCCTGTCTTAGAGTTTGCAATTAAATATTCGTACTCTTCCTTACCATCAATATATATATCAAGCTCCTTTTTTAAGAATTTGTTAATCTTGATAACCTTACTTTTGTTGGTCTTCTTCTCCTTAATCCTTATACTATCTTTGTCTTTTACATGTTTTACCTGAAGCTTTAAGATATCTGATATTCTTAAGCCAGTGTATAGGCCCAGACAAAATAGCATATAGTTTCTTTTGTTTGTTTTCTTCAGATACTTCAATATATCTTCTAGTTTATTATTATCTCTTATAGGCTCGACATAATTCACATATCATCCCCCCTTTTCTTATATTTTTTGACAACAAAAAAGAAAGAGGGTATTTCCTCTCTCTTCTCTTGGTTTTATGATAATAATACAAATACTGACTCTTTTACTTAATTACATAATAACACAGATTTAGTGGCTTTTTGTTGCACATTTGTTGCAACCTTTTGTATTATTTCAGGTCATTTTTTGCACTATATTTTATGATTCTAGACACTTTATGCCATATATTACTACAGCTAATTTTCTAACTGCCGCCACTCTCTTTCTAAATATATTAGACCTCTCGTAATTGGTATATAAAGCTATTTTAGAATCTGGGATATTGTCAAAATACCTCATTTCAACAATCTCTTTCTCTTGATCAGTTAAGCTAGACATCCCCTTTTCAATAAGACTTATATATTTTTTTTCATCATCAATTTCCCTCTGTACTCTCTCCAACATTTCTGACACCTTGACTACCTGTTTGCCAATAGAATCCCCTGGGAATAAGGACACCCTTACTCCGTCTGTAGATATTGATTTAATCCCTCTTGATTTATACTCTTTTATTTCATTCATAGTATCTTCTAAAATCCCAATATGCCTGATTATACCCCTATGATTTCTTAATATAACCTCGGTGCTTTCAAAAAACTCCTTTTTGACTCTTACCTTTTTCATTAAATCACCTCCCCTTGCTCTTACATGCATGCTTCTGCACTCCTTTGTTATTTAATTGTCCATGAACCATACCGCACCTTGGGCATACGTATAAAGTTCCTATAGGACTCTTGCTTTTTATTTTCTTACTCCCACAAAATTCGCACTCGTTCGGAAATATCTTAACCCACATAATACCCCTCCTAGAATGGAACGTCACCATCATCTACTGCAGCAAACTCGGCCGGTGCTTCTTGTGGTGCTTGTTCACCCTGTTCAGCCTTCGACTTGCTTTCTAATGCCTGTATATTTCTACCTGCTACCTTTGTGAATGTTCTTTTTTCGCCGTCCGGTGTTTCGTATCTATCAACCCTGATAGACCCCTGA